CGTAGAAGTTCTAATAGCACCGTTAATATCAAGTTCGTAATCAACGGTATCTAGAAATGCTTCTACAATACAACCAGCACCATTTCCACCTGTAATTAATACATTTGGTTTTTGTGTATATCCGCTACCTGGGTTGTTGATAGCGATATTGATTACTCTTCCGTTGAAGATAAACGCGGAAGCAAGTGCTTGAACTCCACCAGCAGTTGTTGGTGGATCAATTGTTACAGTTGGGACAACAGTGTATCCAGAACCACCGCTGGTGATTTCAATGTTGTTTACACGCTGTCCCGTTCTGTTAATACCAACACGAGGTAAACTCGTTTCAGAATCTAATTGTGCTCGTAGAATCTCCTTCTCAGAAGCATCTACCCCACTTCTAATAGTAACCTCATTATCACCGATAATCTGTGGCTTAGAACCTCTAATTCTCTCTTTATCGGAATTAATGTTAAAACTCATGGTGCCAACTAGCTCCTGACCCGTTTATCCTCTTTTATATTTAGCATCACTGCCATTCGATGCTGACAACTTCCGTAGATGCTACCCACTTAAGATTGTTGGTTGTTCCTGCTCTGGTTGTTGTGTAACTAAACCTATTAGTAGATCCAAGAGGGGCAATATCCCACGTTTGACCTGAGGGAATATCATCCTTAATTACTGTAGTCATGCTTGAAAGAACTGTAGTAGCACCAACAGCATCACAAAAAAGTGTGCTTTCAATCTTAAGTGATAGAACAGTTCCTAGAGGATTAGCACAAATAATTCTACCAGTAATAAAATTCAAAGTATTGTTATCAATAGTAATCTGAGTTCCAACATCATCCAATTGCAATACTGAAGTATTCAGTCCTCGCAAAATGTAATTGGTAATCTTGCTATCCGAATAAAATGAATTTTTGATCTCTAGAGTGTTTAGATCTTTTGCATTTCTAAGCTCGTCAACAACGACGGTCTTGTCGATAGAAAATCCACCAACAGAATCAAACTTTTCTCTTGTAGTTGCCATTTTTTATCTCTTAGTGATGTTTGAAACAAAGGTAATAATTACAGACTCTGTTGGAGCAACGTCTGCACCCAACTCAACATTAATTCTGACTTCATTCTGCGGTGTAATTTCAAATGTTGGGATGACTAGCTGGTTGCCTGTTCTTAGGTTACCATACTCACTATGATATACGTCAACACCATTATCTATAATGCCAAACTCTATGAATTCTCTTTCGCCAGTAGATGGATTTTCTGCAGCAACAGTTGTTCTTGCTCCTTTCTCCACTGTTGTGTTGTAAAGAATGGAGTTACCATTGTTAGAAGTTCCCTTGACAAGAGTGATTTTTTCAGTAAGGATCTTTACGTCTGCTAACTCAAACTCTTTCAACTCACCGTCAAATACTTTGACTCCAGTGAATGTTCCAGTTCCAAATGTAGTATTCAGATAAACATCACCTTGATCATCTAATCTTAAGACAGGATCGACACTAACACCAGATGAAAGTCCTAGATCAAAGTATTGTTTGCTAGTATGGAGGAATGTTCTATCTGCTGCAGTGTTATCAAGTGTTGTTTCTGCTTGATTGAATGTCATCAAACTTGCAGTAATTTCAAACTCTGCTGAGGTTACAGATCTAATAGTATCAACATCAAAGAAATCAAGAGCAGTAGTTGTTAACTGAAGTGTGTTGCTACCATCATTATAGAAGTATAGAACATTTTCATTGGAACCTGGAGAAAGTTCTGGAATAATATAAGTGTTCTGATCTACGTCTTTAACTCCACCGAGAGAACCCCAGTTCGCTCCATCATAACCTTCAAATTGTAATGATGATGTATTGAAACGAACACCACCCTGCGCTGCAGTTCCTCTTTGAGCGTCAGTTCCAACAGGAAGAGTTAATGTAGTCTCAGCACTAATAGTAACTTTCTTACCAGTATTTGGTTGAAGAATAAGATCATTAATATCCGTAGTTACTTTGTTCTGTAGTAGTCTTAGATCTCCATTGATTACTAAGGGAAGACCACCAAGAGGACCAACTCTCAATTCTTCAATATCTTCAAATGTCAATGGAGCAACTGCTAGACCCCAATAAGTCAGTTCTGCTGAACCATTTATAGCAGCTCCAGTGGTGTGAGTTGGTTCATTACCAGAGGTTGCTGTAGTTCCTGCTACAGTAACTTCATAAAGATTGTTCTTATACTTGAGATAATCACCTACTAACACAGGAGTGTTAGCATTCCAATTAACATAATCTGGAGCGGTTACGTTAACAGAACGAATCTTCTTCATGTTAACGAATTCAAGATGCTGAGGAGACACCTTGATGGTATTCACATCATCGTTAATAAACCATAGAGTATTATCGTTCGCACCAATTGTTTCTTCTGCAAGAATGTAGGTGTTGCCATCTAGGTCTCTAACACCACCAAGAGAAGACCATGCTTGGGTTGCTGATGAGTAACCTTCATATTGATTTGTTTCTGTATTAAAGCGAATACAACCGTCCAATACAATACCAGCTGGTGGTCTTTCGTTTGTGTTACCAACAGGAACTGCAAGTGCAGTAACAGTATCAATATTAACGATTCTTCCTAAGTCTGGGATAAAATTAATATCCTGAGTGTTGAAAGAACTAATTGAAGATGTTACATCTTCAATCTTCAAGTTTGATCCAATCCTGACTTCGGGGGTGCTTACATAACCAGCAGTTGTAAAGTCTCCAACCTGACAATCAATCAATGCAACAGCACCAAAGTTTAGATTTAATGCTGTAACATTGACACTATCAACTGTTGGAACTTTAACTGCAATGTCTAAGTTTCCAGAAGCTGGTTGCAATAGTGGTGTTGTAACACTGGTTGTAGATTCAACTGTGGATCCTGTTAGAGCATTAATTGTTCCTTCTGGAGAATTGATATCTTGTGTTGTTAAAAGTGTGCAAGTGAATTCACCCGTCAGAACTTCACCTTTAACAATTTCCTCTCTTGCTACATCAGTAACAAGTAACTGGAATCCAGATCCAAACGTCTTTGTGTTTACGGGATCAATAGTTAATACAGCTTCTTCATTGTCCTCGCCACCTTCATTTATGTGATCTGAATTATCAGTAGCACAGTAGTAATAAAGAGTTGGTGTAGACTCTGTTATTTTGATAGTTAAAGTATCTCCTTCTCTAGTTACACCAGTTGTATATTCTGCACCCATGATGGTAACAGTAATAGCACCAGCGGTAGTTCCAGCAGAACTTAGAGTTAACTGTGTTGGACTATCAACACTAACAACAGTAGTGCCATCAGCAAGAATGCCATCTCCATCTTCTTTTACAACTACCATTCCAGGAAGAATACCTGTAGTTGTATTGACAGTAATAACAGGACTTACGGTTGATAGTGTAGTTACTACACCCTCAAATCTACTTGGTCCCCACATACCATCTCTAAACTGAGATAGTGCAAATACATGAGAACCATTTGATCCATCACTCAAATCAAACTGGTAACTATTACCAGCATACATAGTCCAACTTGGAGTTAATTGAGCTCCGTTACCATCATTCAAATCAATATAATAACGATACTCAACAACAACAGTATCAATATCATATCCAACTGTTGGAGCATTATCTTTTACAAGAACTCCTCCATCGGTAAATCCAAACGTATCAATAATAATATAATCAATCGTTCCGCCAGATGATTTTACCTTTCTTACAGTTACTGGATCTCCAGGATCTGTAACGCTTGTAACCGAAACAACAATATTGTCTGCTGGAGTTGAACCACCAACTGCTGCACCAGGGAGAGTGATAGTATCATTATTTGCATAGAAACTTCCTTCAGATCCAGTTGTAATAACGACAGAAAGAACAGCACCAGTGTTATCTCTCTGAACGTCAAAAGTAGCACCAACACCAGATCCAGAAGTTGCAATTTGTGCTACACCAGAATAAACACCATCAGCGCCAGATGCTACAGTTGTTGATACATCGACTTGCGAAGCTAAAATTCCTCCTCCAGCGTCTCTAACTTGATCTCCAACTGAGAAAGTTGTATCTGGAATTACATTACTTACAAAAGTAATATTATCAACTTGTAAGTTTGTTACTGCATAAACTTCAGGTTGAACTAGGTCAAAAGGATTTACTCCAAGAATATCGCCAACAGAATAACCATTGCCACCATCAACAACACTTACTTCTTGAATAACACCTAATTTATTAATAGTATATGCAAATCCACTTCCTCCACCATACTCTGGTTCGAAGTTAACAACCATTGCACCAGGAGTTGTTGGCTGAATAGAAATCTCAACCGTAGTAGCATCAATGATACCAGTAACGGTAGTTCCATCAATAATCTGACCGTTACCACTTTGATATACTACTAAGAATCCAGTAGCAATGCTGCTAGTATCTGGAACAGTAAGGTATGTTAAATTTTGATTTGTAATTTTAAGATCAACAGCACCAGGAGTTGTTGGTGCCTCACTCATCGTAATTGTGGTAGCACTGTCAACACTTTGAACGACAGTTCCTCCAGGAATTTGACCTGGGTTGTTGATATTCTGAATAAGATCAACAGCGTCTCCAACAGAAACACCTGTAGTATCTCCAATATTAATTTGTGGATTTCCAAGTTCGATATTAGTAATAGAAATCAAGAGGTCGTTACCACCACCTCCTCCACCAGGAGCACCGTCAGCACCACCTAACTGAGAACCAGGAACATACAAAGTATCACCAGGGAGATATCCAGATCCATTTGCGGTAATAGTAACATTATCATAAGAAGAGTTACCGCCAGCAAACAAGACATCAACAGTAATTGTTAATCCACTACCTGATGTGTTTCCAGAATTGGTAGGAACAATATTGGTAATTGTTCTTGTAGCGCCAGTAGCAGAACCACTCCATGATAATGCTGTTGCACCAGCATTGGAAGTGAATGTCAATCCGAAGAAATCTAGTTCTCCTCTAGCATAAGTGGTTACGTTATTAACTGCAGATGGGAGAGTTAATACATCACCAACTTGATATCCAGTTCCAAAGTCAGAGATTTGATCTAACTCTTCGATTGCACCAAAATTTCCACCAAGAGTCAGTTGGAATCCAGAACCTTCTACAGCAGCTTGTAGATTATTTTGATCGTATAGTTCTAATGGATCAACAGTAAGAACATCACCTAGGGTGTATTGCCCATCTCCAGAGTCTGCAATTGTTGCGGTTTCAACTACACCACCTAGTGTATCAACTACTAACTGGAATCCTCCCTGCTGAACGTTTGGATCTGCATGTGTTAAAGCACCACCCATATTTGGGTGAACGCTACAATTATAATAAACCGTAGCATTTGCTGGGTTTGCTGGAACTGCGTATGTTACTGTTCTGGTAGTAGAAGCAGTAAAGTTTGCAAGAAAATCTGCTGGAGTAACTACAGATCCATTTAACTCATACGTAACACCATCTGCAGATCCTAGAATAGAATTGGTATCATCTGCAGTTGATGAAATATAAAATGGATGTTGATCGCTGGTAGAATCATTGACATTCCAGACATATGTCTTTCCTTTTAGGATAGAGAAATCGCCACCCTCAAATCCGTCAAGGAAATACTTGTTACCAAGAGATGATTTAACAATAAAAGTCTGAGTTCCAGTTGTGCTGATAGATCCAGTTAAGACATCTCCAACTTGATATTGAGATGTTACTGAAACAAACTCACTACTATCAACACCACCAAAAGGTTGAACACCACCATTCTGAACTTGTAGATTAACTTTAATTCCAGTTCCAGAACCACCTGTTAATTGAATACTTTTGAATAAACCATTTGGATAGTTTGATCCTGAAGTTACAGTTGCGGCAAATGCAGATACCTCAAAATCTGCGGTCATATTTGCCCCAGTTCCTCCTAGTAGTGCAACTCCGTTATACGTTCCTGGAGTATAGTTGATACCACCGTTAGTGATAGATCCTGAGATTTGAGGAACTGTAAAGTCAATTGTAGCTCCTGTTCCACTTCCGCCAATAACAGGAATGTTTAGATATGCTGCTGGTGTATAACCTGTTCCAGTGTTTGTAATAGAACCAGTAAAACCATCGACGGTAAATCCTAATAGTGCCGAGTCTCCAGTTCCGCCAATTGCTGGGATATCTGTATAGTCACCACCGTCATAATTTTCACCGCTATTGATGATGGAAATATATAGACCATCGAGACTATTCTTTTCAATAATGAAGTCTCTATAGTATTTTGTTGATGCTGAAGATAGGTCAGCAATCTTTTTAGAAGCACTGGCAAAACCCAGAACTCCATTTCCATTCTTGTAGATACCTAGAGAATCATCACTGACAAATGCTAAACTTGGTGATGTTACTAGTCCATCACCAAGTCTCAAATTACCAGTTGACAAGTCACTTCCACCAGAAGTAACGTTGAATAACTGAGAACCAATTTCGTTAATCTTTACCCTTTGCTGTTCAAAGGTATCAGTTCTTGCGACGTTAATTGCTGGCATTTTTTACTAACTCTCTAAGTAGTGTTTTAATTTCAGAGATTTCATTCTTCAACATATTTATGTCGTCCAACGCGGAATTTAGTTGTCTTTGTTTACGACGAGCTTCTATGGCAGAATCGCTATGATTCAAGATAGCACCTGTGGTCTCGTCTCTGACAAGACCATCGTGCCCTTTAACTTTGATATAACCCATACGCGGAAATTAGAACGCTGCGACTGCTCTGATATCTTGGATCTTAGGAACGTATGCTGGATCTACTCCTTTCATCACAACTTTAATTGCAAATGATGAAAACTCTGGTAGATTTCCAACACTATACTTAAGATCTTGATATGAAGATTGCTTCTCGACAACACTTGAAATTGTGTTCTCTGCACTTGCAATCTCTAGAGAATCTGGTTCTCCTGACTCGTTAAAGTAGATCCATTCAGAATCGTCAAAGTTTTCTTGACTTGAGGATCTCTTGTATTTGTAAAGAACTTCAATATTTGAAATGTTCTTAACATTTGCAAGAAGGTGAACATTGATTGCAGTTGCTGGAGTATTGATGTAAACCTCTTTGGTTACATACTTAGCAACAGAGGAACTATTCTTGGAAGTATCCTCCTCAACAAAATCAACACCATTGGTATAAGTTACTTTCGAAACTTCCATAAAGAACTCTTCACCATCTGGTTGGTTTGGATATGAAATAATATCACCAACGCGGAAGATATCTGGAATCTGATCTGTAATTACGTTTGTTCTAGCAAACAAATTATTGTCAATAATTCTGCCATAATAGTCATCATTAATAGGATTGATATCTGTTCTAAGAGTCAATTCTCTGGTTGTTTTATTCCAGATGATCGACTTACCAGTAATTCTATTCTCATAAACTTGAGAAATGTTAGAAGGAACTGGGTTACGAGCAACAATCGTAATAGATTCTCCTGCAGGAGATTGAGTGATACTATTGATAACGGGTGTAATCATAGATGGATTTGAACCAACCGTAACAGGATTTGCAATAGTTTGAGCAGATAATTCTATTTCTTCGCCATTAACAAATCCTTGCTTAGTTGATAACTTAACCCAGACTGTGCTACCATCTACTTTAGCAATAGAACCAGCAGCTTGAGATGTCTTACCCTTGATGCTTTGTAGATTCTCATAGGTTACTCCAACAGTTGTTGTAGATAGTGAGAATGTGAATACTGGATAGAACTCTAGAATTTGGTCTCTTCTTCCATATCTATTTTCTTGACCAGAAGCATTTTCAATTCTGTTTGTGACAGTCTTAACCGAAGCATTAGATAGGTCAACTACTGGAGATAGATATGAAACAGTCGATGACAAATTCATCTTATAAGTTAAAGATCTCTTGATATTGTTTAGAGTTTCATTGATTTCGGATGCAATAACTTTTTGGTTGTCGAAATAATGTGACTCATTTAAGAATGTCTTTTCATATTCAGTTTGAGAATATGAAGTATAATTCTGTGTGGATGAATCAACTGGAATGACATTTGTAGTTTGAACAAAAGTTTCTAATTTTGTTCCAGTAACTGTTAAGTAATGAACTTGAGGATATAGAGTTTCAAACTTTCTATTGAAAGAAGCATATGCAATAGAACCTCCACCAAAAGCATTTTGAGATGCCTTGGTTAAAGATCTAATATTATACGAATCTAGACCAGAGTTTGTAACCTCAAATAAGTTGGTGTTTAGAACTTCGGATGTAATTCCACCAACATCAGATACATTTCTGAAAAATACATAAGATTTTCCACCATCTTCAAAACCATTGTCTCTGTGATTGACCTTGATTACACTATTGTTGTTCTTAAATAACTTAGATGTGGCAATTGAATCTGAAGTAGCATTTGTCTCAAACGCAGCAGAATCTAGTTTCTCGTATCCAAGGTTTGTATTCTTGAGTAGAAGCTCTGCTGGTCTAGTAATATCAAATTGTGCTCTATAGAGAGTAAACTTAAGATCTTCGAAAATATCTTCAGTCCAATTTTCTGTATTCTGTGACTTATAAACAGAACCCAATGATGGTTGTGATGTAATAACGGTGCTTGTAGAGATATCAGTCTCTCCTAGTCTGGATGCCCACATTTCGTAGTCGATTGAATCGGTCTCTACAACTAGAGCATATTCAGTATCATTTTGTAGATATACTGGGTAATCAAATTCAAATCTAGTTGGAGTGGTAGACTCTGTGAGACCTTCAAAATCGGTTGCAACACCCATTCTAACTGCTGGGGTATCAATCTCTACGAAGGTTTCAACTGTGCATCCTCCAGCGCCATTTCCAACGCCTTTGATAACAACTGAAGGAGATTCGGTATATCCAAAACCAGGAATAGAAATCTCTGCATTATAAATTTGTCCACCAGAAACATTGACTCTAGCAGTAGCGACAGAACCACCAGGAAGTTGTGGGCTTTCGATTGTTAGAACTGCGCTGTCATAATTCTGACCAGGATTGGTAATCCTAATATCAGAAAGTTTTCCACTGTCTTTTGCAATAGTTAATTTAAGATCTGTTCCGCCCGTAGCATTTGCTAATGTTACTGAAGGAATTTCTAGATCTTCGTTTTGCAAGAAAGAACGACCATTATGATTGCTTAGAACAAGTGTATATACTTGCTCGTTTGTCAATGTGTAAATGCCAGTTGATGTTGGAGTTAATTCAACGCCATTCTTATCAAAGATTTTAGAAACAGGACCAGAAGCAGCAGATGTAGTTCCAACAACATACTCTCCTCTGGTAACATAAACATTACCATTTGCGTAGCACTTGAGATATGTGTCTGGAGTCAGAGTTTTTTCTGTTCCAGGAACAATATTCTTTGCAGGTTTGTCATAGTCTACGTTTGTTAGATATACTTTTACAGGAACTTCTGAACTCTTCTTGCTAAAGAATAGATCGGTTCCAGTTACAAAGAGACCTCCATCATAGTTTTCAACCTTAAATGTTTGTGCAAGTGGGTTTGGTCTAATTGGATTATCTGTATTGCTATCGACAAACTGAACACCTTCATTTGACTTGAAGTATGAAGGTCTTGTAGAAACAATACTTGATGGATTTTCAGGAAGAATTCCCGAAGCATAATACTTCATCTCAGCATAAGTATCTACAGTAGCTTTGTCGGCATTAGTAGCACTTGAAGTAAATCTAAATGTTAAAGTTCCAACAGTAAATCTCAATTCTTCTGCGGAATTATCGTAGTCTACAGTTCCTGCGTCACCAGTCCAAGTAGCATTTTCTCTTGGTGGATGACCAGCAGGAAGAAGAATTAAACCACTAGCATTGCCACTTTCGTCGGTAATGATATCACCATTGAAAGCGGATAGTGAATTACCAGCAATTCCAGTAAACCTCAAATCTGGATTTACCCAACGA